AATTAGTATTATGATTCTTAATCGTATTATTAAGTTGTTTATACTCATTCTCTGCTTGTTTTAATTCTGTGTTCGTTTTGTTATAAGTATTTTTAACTTTTTGATTAGAATTAGATAATGTTTCATTTTCAGAACGTAACTTTTTAACTTGAGCTCCTTCTTCTTTATAGCGTGAAACTAATTCTTTATGTTTAGCAGATTGCTTTTGTACTGCTTCATTAGCACGTTTTAATTGTGCAGTTGTTGCAGAACTACTATTTTTCAAGTCTTTTTCTGCTTGTCTAAGTTGTTTTAACTTTTGATAGGCTTCTTCTTTACGTTGCGTTGTACGTTTATATTGTGTTTCAGACTTTTTAAGTTCAGCATTACTTTCTTTCATTGCAGAATTAGATTTATCAAGTGCCGCTTTATTCTTTTTATTAGCTTCTGCTAAATTAAGATAAGCTTTTTCAACATCTTTAACTCTATTTTTTGCATTTTGATAATTAGCATTTAACTTTTTAAGTTCTCCTTCTGCCTGATTAAACATCTGCTTTTGAACTTTTAAACGCTTATTCAAGCCATTGAGTTTAGTTTCATACTGTTCCATTGACTTTTCTGACTTATCAAACGCAGAAAGATTGGCTTTCATTTCACTATTAACGACACCAAGTTGGCGTTTGAGACCTTTCATACCTTCTTGAACGCCCATAGCGTCAAGCTTCATCTCTAAGGTCAAGCCTTCTAATTTCTCGTCCATTTTTACCTCCTTTCTAGCTACCAAATAAGAATTTCAAGTCGGAACCTGTATAAACTTTTTGTTCGCTTTCTTCTTGTTTTTCTTCGACTTCATCTTCTGAATTAAGAAGATCTAATAATTCGATGTAAGGTTGTTGTTTAACTTCTGTTAAAGTCCAACCATACTTTTCCATACAAAACCGTTGAATCTGTTTAAGATTCAATAAAACGTCTTTTATTGTTGTTGTTTTTCTGTCTTTCCCACTTCTTCTGATGCATCTTCTGTATCTTCGTCATCTTCTGCATTGATTTCGCGAAATATTTCATCAGACGCTTTTTTATAAGCGCGTGTAGACATATTTTCTAAGACATCTTCTTCAGTTAAACCTTGGTCTGCAAATAAGCTCACAAAGAATTCACGTTCAATTTTTCTAACGTTACTAGCTTTCGCATTTTCTTTTTCTGCTTCTTTATTCATTTTGTCCATCGTTTCATAAAAGCGTTCCGCCTCACCCATAGTGATAGCATCTTTAGTGTAAGTTGATGTTTTACCAGTTTTATTGTCTTTAATTTCGAATTTGATCATGTTATTAGTCTCCTTTTATTCAAATAAAAAAGACGCAGTATTATGACTGCGTCTTACTTTTCCTTTTACTCTCTTTTGTTTTAAATTCCGGTACATCTACCATTTCTGATACTTCGTCTCCATTCACATGAGCAACTTTAAATGTACCAGTCGGATATGTTGTATCAGCTTCTAAATCATGAATAGTGACTTTAGTTGCACCATCTTGATTTTGTTCTGCTTCACCTACAACATTTCCATCTTTATCATAAACTTTTAAAATTGTTGTCATTAGCTACCACCCTTTATTGTGCGTTAACTGTAGCACTATTAGTATTACCCGTAGCTTCTACATTTGTTGGTGCAGTAGTAGCGCCTGTAGTAGCACCTTGGTAACCTACAAATACTTTTTTCAAGAACTCGTCTGCACCTTTAGAACCTTCGTGATAAGAATAAACATAACCCGCAGTATTCCCATCAACTTCAACTTTACGGTTCATCCAGTCACCTGTAAGTTTAGTTGTTTCAGGTGCTTCCGCTTTTTCACCACGTGTTTTAAATTCAATTGAATCTAAACTGAATGTACCTTTTAATAAAGCACAGTATACTGGTTCTCCAGTCATACCATCTTCTGATTCACCTACAACTGCAACGTAAGGCGCTCTTGTGTTTTCTCCAACCCATGCAGAACCATTTGAATCTTTACTACGACCTAAAACGCTATTTAGTTCTTCAGTTGGAATATTGAATAATTCAATATCTGATTTAACTTCATTAGTACCTTGTTTTTTCATCCAAACACGTTTATTAGATGCGAACATATCTACCATATCTGGTGCTAATCCAGTGATATTCATGTTAACTGTACCACCATTTTCATCTTCCCAAATAAATTTGTCTTTAATATTTTGTGCTGCATCATCAAATACACCTACATGTAATCTTTTAAATCCTGCTACGTATGAACCCATAATAAAATTCCTCCTGTTTTGGTATTAAAAAAGCACATCTATTCGATACGCTCACCTTTGTAATATTGATTTTTAGGAATGCCTCTGTATCGTCGTGACATGACATACCTTTTTGTTTGTTTAAAATAATTATCTAATTGGCTAGATGCTTGCGACATATGATTAGCAAAAAGTAAATACCTAATGCGTTTAGTTATATCAATAGTTTTTTGATGGTTAGTAGATTCTACATCCACTTGAATTAAATAAGTTTCGCTTAAATATTTATCTGATACAAAAGAAGATGGATCATCATCAACCGGTGTTAAAATCACAAATGGTTTTAATACATCTGCATTTTCAGTCGGTTCATAATAATAAATACGATTACCTAATTCAGCTTTCAAAATAGTGTCATCAAGAATGATAGAACGAATAACATTTAAAATATTCACATTCTACTCCTTAACGATTTCATAATGGTTTCTCTATAAGCAAACTCACCTGCATTAAGTGTCTTAGCGATAACACCGAAGCCTCTAGGCGTGTATTTCTTACCATCTCTTGTGTAGCCATGTTCGTTTAAATGAATGATATTCTTTCTGTTCATAGGACCTTCCCATTTAATCATGATTGCTCTAGCATAACTAGAACCTTTGCTATATGGTTTAGTTTTGACTATCTCATCAATTGACGCTCCCGTATCTTTAAATGATTCGAAATTATGTTTGAGCGATTTAACAATTAAGTCAGCACCATTATTTAAAGCATCATCTTCAATTTCCCTCATTTTAGTTGCACCAAATTTACGTTCTAATTGTTGAACCAATTTGTCTACGCCTTTTACTTCTACACCCATACTTCTGATAACACCACCGTAATATAGCTTCTGTCTGGTGTATCTTGTCTAATTTCTTCAATATTGAACAACTTATTGGCGTATAATCGTTTATCGATTTTTACAATATGATTCGTTTCCGGTACATAATCTTCTTGAGGATCTCTCATAATTAAAGTGACACCTATCGTTTTATCTGTAGCTTTTAGTACTTCTCTATCTTTCATAGAGGGATTATAAAGCTTACAAAAACATCCATATAAATTTCTTTCTTCTTGATCATCGGGATAAGGTCCTTCATTAACATAATGAAAGAAATTAGCACGGTCTTTAAATTCATTGAATTCCATTCAGACACCTACCATTTCTTTAATTTCAATATCATTTTTTGTAATCCTTTTTCATTAAACGTTTTAGCTTTCGATTGATCATTAGAATAACCTCTACTCTCATAATCTCGAGCGATAATATATTTAATAGCAGTGCAATAAAGCGGGTATTCCGTGTCACCATCGTCATATTCCGGAACACCGCTCAATGTTAATTCAGATTTTGCCGATTCTATAATTTCTGCAATCAAACCATCTTCATAACTATAATCAACTTTCAACCAAGTTTTAATTGTCTTTAAATCCATTTAATCGCCCCTATTCTGCTGTAATAACAGCCGACTTAGTGTTGACTGCTACATCAACATTTTGGGGATTACTTGGGTGTAGACGCTGTTGTCGTAGCTTTTACATTTGCAATACGGAATGCACTATCTAAAGTACGTTGTTGATCGTACCAAGCAGTTAATACGAATAAGTATTCACCTTTTTTAACATCTTTATCAGTGTCATAAGTAGTGTTGTCATAGTTGATACCGAAGTAGTTAAAGTCACCAACGATTGGTTTAACTGCTGCGTCTGTAAATACTACTGGTTTGCCAAATACTTTTTCTGCTGGTGTATCGAAGAAGTTAGTAGTACCGTTTGATAAAGTTTGAATAATGCTAACGTAATCTGCATAACGCATGTAGATTGAAGCATTCTCTCTGAAATCTTCGTGTAAATCAGCTAATGCACCGATGATTGCTTCATACATATTAGCACCATCAACTTGTTTAACTGAACCATTATAGAATGACATGTGTTCTAAACCACTCTTAGGTTTTTCTGCTAACGCGTCTTTACGTTCTTTCGCTGCTAAACCAGATTGTAATGCGTTTTCTACCCAATTAACTAACTCAACGTCTGAACCATGAATAACTGTATCAGAAATTGCTGCGAATACTTTGAATTTGTTAGTTGTAAACTTAACTGTATCGCCTTTAATTTGTAATTCTTTAGCAGTTTCAACATCTGTGATGAAGTCATCATCATCTAATGTGTAAGAAACTCTAGGAATTTCTAAACCTTTAATGTTAGTTAAACGTGCTTTTTCACGTAATTGGTTTTTAGCAAATGGCTCAGAAACAATTTCTTTTGATAATGTTTTTGGTAAGAATTTGTCGCCACCAGACTCATTACCAGTAGGTAAAGCATGTAATAAACGTTGTGCTTCTACAGATGGTTTTTCAAATTCTGTAGGTAAGATAGCATGACGATAAAATTCAGCTTTAGCTTTAACTAATTTTTCATCATCATTTAAAGATTGGTAAGTTTCGCCTTTGTCTTTAACTTTTGCTTTCTCTTTTTCTTCGATATCTGAAACTTGGCGTTCAACGATTTCAAAACGTTGTTGTAATCCTGCTTTTTCAGTCTCTAATTGTTTGATATCGTCCATGCTAGCGTTTGGATCAGTCGCCTTTTGGCTTAATTCCTCATTTTTGTTCTTTAATTGTTGTCCAATCATTCCTAATGATTGCTTTAATTCGTATAATGTTGGCATTATAGGTTTCCTCCTAAAAATTCATAGTTATTTTTAAATTTTCACATTCGCGTTTGATTTTTTCTCTTGCTTCTTTTTCTTCTTGTGACATTGCTTTTTTAGGTGTTTCAACCGAATCAGATGTATCTATATCATCAATTTTTGTGATTTTATCTACATCTTTTTCAACAACTTCAGGTACATGATTAAATCGTTTGAGTTGTTCTTCAGAAATACTTGCAGCCATTTCATTAGCTCCTAGCACTTCATCTACAAATCCCATTGATAATGCTTCATCAGCTGTTAACCAAGTTTCAGCATCTAACAGTTGCTTTAATTCTTCTTGCGAAAGATTAGTTGCTTTATCTAGGTAAGCTGTATTACTTACACCATCTGTTTTATCGAGTAAATCAGCTGTTTTACGTAATTCTTCGGCATTTCCAATTGTCATAACCCATGAATTATGAATCATTAGAAAACTGTTTTTGTGCATAAAAATAGTGTCACCGCTCATTGCGATAACACTTGCTATAGATGCTGCTAATGCATCAATATAAATATTCACTTTTGCACTATGCATTTTTAACATGTTGTAAATCGCATGACCCTCGAAAACACTGCCACCTGATGAGTTGATATGTACATC